GCCGATACCCGATAACCTCGTCAAAACAGCTGTTTAGCGAATTCGCAACAGTGTGTGGAGACAGTGCTCTTGTTACTATTTAGGTCGAGTCCCAACTCGATACATAAGGTCATGTATTCGTTGTACACTGACTGGTTGAAGATGACTACGTCATCACCTAGTACAAAGTAGCCGGAACGTTTAAAGCTTTTTAAAGCTCGTTCTGTAAGAACCCGTTCTGCAGCGTACTCTACGAGTGCGTGGTGGGTGATCGTGGCCAATGGCCACGACGAAAGGAAGCCTATAGGCTGACCGACGCAATATGTAACTATATTGTCACTTGGACCGGAGACTTTGAATTGTCGCTGGATTACATTTAATCAATGTATAGCCAACTTCGCATCAGTTAGACTCTCAAGAACCGCAGCCTGCGGACCGATTGGAAACCGGTCTGTAAAAGCTGTGGCATCAGAACTCCCACAGAATAATCCGTGGGTGGTACGATAAATGAGGGTTGCTCACGCTTTGTCCTGTTTAAAAGCAGAACTTGTGGGCATCTCCTTTAATACAGCCATTAAGTAGTCGTGGACTGGTTGTAACGCGGCGGCGGAAAATCCATCACCGATCGCTACAACGCGAGTTTTGAAACCCTTATCAGGTACAAAACTAATACGTCCAGTAGTCAGCTCCTTTAGGGGCTTTCATTCACTACTTAACTTGGAAAGGCGGCCTGCTTCTGAGATAGTCTTCTGTATCCAATTACTTAGATCAGAAGAACACGTTAACTTCGAGAGCATGAGAATGCTGTCACGCAGTTCGTGGCTATCTGAGAGCTTTACTGCATCTAATACCAGACTTAAAGTGCTGGAGGAACCATTTGGCCCTGATGTAGCTTTCGCCTTCATACTGTTATTTACGTCGCGGAACTTTCACGAACGCTGAGTGCGGTCGTGGTCCCGTTTCCGTTTCTTACCCCATGTCTTACAAAAAGTTGTAAATTCGTCTAATGTGCTCTTGCTTCCTGAATAAGGCGCAACGATAGTCCCGACGTCTTTGCTAGTTTGACCTTTTAGTAGATCTAACGATCGAAAGATGGAGATTACGAAATGCTTTTTCATGGGAACTTGAGAAGTACAGTAGTTCTTAAATGGCTTCAATACTAGAGGCCAACCTGTCGAGTCGACCTTGGTCCACGGAAGTGGTTCAACTGGTAACTCCAGTGCCATGCGCACGATGAAGTTCTGATAAAGCTTTAAGCGCTTCGCAGCTTCGACAGGTCCGTGGTTCACAATTAATTTGCGAACCAGGGAATTATAAGATTTGCATAGAGTGGTCACGCTACTTCACTCACGTGGAGCTAGTGTAGCGAGAATTTTTAATCCTGAGCTAATGTCCCGTAAAAACGGATAAACACGCCACAGGCCCTTATTATTTTTGCTTTTATGACTTGTCATGTGTATTTGATTAATTTCTTTTACTAATTGACAATGCTCTTGCTGCTAGTACACTAACAGGTGCCTGTCTTCTCTAAGGTAAGGT